GTTCGACTAGTGTTACTTATGCGCCTGTCAGTTCATCTTTTTCTAGTTGTACAATTCTTTGTTTTTATGGTGCTACAAGGCACGTTATAACAGGGTGCAGAGGAACAGCTACTATCTCAATGACGGCAGGTCAGTTTGCTCAGATTAACTTTGAATTTACTGGAATATATAACGCACCAGACAGTACAGCAATGTCAGGTACATTTACAGTTGCTAATCAATCAGCAGCATTAGAAGTAAATGATACAAACATTACAACTGCAACATTTCATGGTGCTACATCACAGAGAATAGAATCTTTTGACTTAGCACTTAACAATGAAGTGCTATATAAAGAGACAGCATCTAGTCAAGAGGTATTGATTACTAATCGTGCGCCTGGTGGTACTGCTGTTATAGAAGAGCCAGTAAGAGCTACAACAGATTATTTTGCTAAAGCTGTTGCTACTGCTACAGGTAATACTTCTATTGTTCTTGGTGCTACTGCTGGTAACATTGTTACTGTTAATGTTCCACAGACAGATATAACAGGAGTAACACGTGCTGATACTGGTGGTGTAAATGCACTAAACTTACCGTACTTGGCATTACCTACAACAGCAGGTAATAATGAGCTAAGTATTGTAATGACTTAATTTATGGCATTAGTTTTCAAAAAAGTTACTGAATATGATTGGGAGGTAACTGTTCAATCGCCAGAAAAAGGCAAATTCAAAAAAGAAACCTTTACGGCTAAATTTAAAAATATTGGTCGTAAAGCTTTCGCTAAACTTGTAGAAGAAGAGGATGATGAAAATTTTGTAAAAAGTGTATTAGTTGGATGGTCTGGTATTAAAGATGATGATGGCAATGATATACAATTTAATGATGAAAACTTTGAGGCGTTAACTGACAATCATTTTATTGTTAAAGGTATTATTGAAGCATTTGGCGAAAGCATGAAAGGAGCTTCTGAAAAAAACTAAAAGAGGCTGCGAGATATTGGGTGCAGGGAGAAGTTATAGATGAAACAATAGAAGCATTAAAAGCATTTGGTGCAACAGAAGAACAAATCGCAGCCGAGAAGAAAAATAAACGTACTTATGATTGTATTGTTTGGGAGGATAATAGAGAGATTGTTAATATGTTCTGGAAGTTATCTACACAGTGGTATGTCAGTATGGCTGGATTAAGTGGCATAAACTATAAATCTTTGGAATACTTGTGTAAAATATATACAG